TAAATTATCTTTAGCAAAAATTATAAAATCAGTTTGAGTAGGAGGTGTAGTGTTATTATCTATATCACACGTTATACTTAATGTTGATTGAGATTGAGACACGTTAGTTATAACGCCTATTTCAGTTAAAATATTTGTAGATTCTTGAAATCCACCTAATTGCGATGGAGTAGAATAATAAGCTATGTCACCTATTTGTATAGATAACATTTCTGTGATTGAAAATTCCATTGTAATTGTTGCCATATTTTATTATTTAAAGCGTAGCTGTTAAAAACGCATTAGTATTTAAATTCATTGTAACATCTTTATTACCCCATTTTTTTATAAGCACATCTGCCGTTATAGTTGCTGTAGTTGCACCATGATTTGTTGTTGTTTTGGCATTAAATATTTCTATATGAGTGCCTCCATTACCGTCTGTTATATAGCCGTGTGAATCTGTAACATCTTGATATACAGAATTACTCCAATTGGAACTGCTAGCGTCAGTACTAGACCAAGATGGGTTATTAGCTGTAGTAAAAGTACGACTACCATCTCGCGTTGCCACGATACTTATACTAAACATTTTTGGTATATTTTTATTATAACTTAAAGAAGAAGGGAATGAATTAGCTTTTCCAGTATAACTTTGTGCGGTATACGTTGATAATGTATAAGTACTACCTGTTACCGTAGCTGTTAATTTCAACACTGGATCCGCATATTGATTTATTGTATATTGAGGATAAGTAGTTGGTATCGCTGTACTCAAAGTTGTACCATTTTTAGGATAAATGTTAATGTAATATTTTTCTTGTCTAGTAAACTTAGCAACAGCATCGTCAGCAGCTGTTACAGACGCGGATAAAACGCACTCTACGGAACTGTTTATTTGAGTAACAGTTATGTTTGTTGAGGTATCTATTTCATCCATTACTAGTCTATCGCCAACTTTAACATTAGTTAAACTATCAAAAGTAGCTGTAGTACCACTTAAACCGCTACCCATATTTATAGCTGTCGTTAATATAGTACTATTATTTGATGGGAAAACTTGACTAAATTTTAATTTAGTAGAACCTTTACCACCCACTGATCTATCTTTATAATTTCTTAACGTATAACTTCCAGCATCTAAACTACCGACAGTAGGATCTAAAATAGTAGTGTTTACATATCTAGAGTTTAAAACTGATAGACCACTACTAAGTTTAGTTACCGTAAAATCAAATTCAGCTCCATTTGTTCCAGATATTATTATTTGTTTTTTACCTCCATCATCTGTTATATCATGTGAACCAAAATCAACATTAGATATTTCTTTGTTTATAGTAGGTATTAAAGAGTTTTTATATTTTAAAAGAATTATACCTTTGGAATTGTCATAAGTATTTACTTTACTTAAAAACATTATATTACAATTAACAACTGTTACTCTACCGTCAGTATTCCTTGTTACACTAGTTGTAACTAATTTTATTACACCATCTAAAATATTAATAAAATCAAAATGCGGTAATTTATTAATGTAATAACCAGATTTTGATTCTATTTTTAATGACGCTATTTTTGTAGATGTGTTTTTTACAGCAACTCCTGATATTTTAGTTGTAGTTCTTTCAATATTACTAGGTTCTGTTTCTGGCGTTACAGTTTCTTGTGATACCGTAAAAGAACTTGTTGCTGCGGTAAACGTTACTATAGGTGAACTATCTAAATTAGGATTGATTTTATCTTCTATTTTTATTTTAACATCTACATTTTGCTCTTCTTCTTTATATAAATCAGCCGAACCTTTAATATCTATTTCAAATTTAGTTGTTTTAATAAATGTAAAACCACTATCAAACGTAACTGTTGCCTCAACTATATTATCTATTTGTCCCGCTGTAGTTTTATCAGAAAAAACACAAGTAGATACATTAGTTGGTAAAGTTCCATGCGTAAATTTAGATGCCGACACAACAAAACCGGGTTTTGGTATTATAAAAATACTCCCCGTAGCCGGCGCTGTTCCACTAGATACAGAACTACCTTTTTTTAAAGTAAACTTAAGTGCTGTTATTTTACAGTTATTTGCCATTTTATATTATTTTAACTAGGTGTATAACCACCATTTATATCTATTGATACGCTTTCTCCATTAGCATCTATTGCTGTTATAGTATATTTTCCGTATTTTAACATTATTTGATCAACGCTAGCTGGCATTAAACTTGAGTAGAAGAAAGCGGTATTTGCATCCATAGTTTCAAAAACAGTTGGACTAAGATCGCCCCAATATTCTATATTATTATTAGTTATAAACATTTGTTGTGCAATATCAGCCGCTGGACTTGTATTATATGGCGTAGATATTTCATTACCCTGTATAAAAAGTTGATACGTTGTTTGGTTATTTACAAATTGACCTTCATGCACGCGTAAGCATATAAATTGATAACCATAATTACCTACAGGTGCGGAAATTGTTCCACCAGGTATCGTTACATCACCTTCAGCAACATAATCTGTTGAAGTAGTAATAGAATCACCTGTAAAAACATTAATTCCATTACTCGCTAAACCAACATTTATATTCCCTAACTCTTCATTAACCGGTGTAAATGCATATTTAGATACGTAGGCGTACATTAACATAGGATATTGTGGTTCAAAACCTTCAACAAAATCCCATGTTGTAGTATCAACTACATTACCGTCATCATCAAAACTATCACTATCACCTTGCTCACCATTACTATCATCACTATCATTATCCAAGCTTTCATCACCATCTGGATCTACATCATCTTCATTTGGTATACCATCTCCGTCTATATCCGGATCAATTGAATCATCTATACCATCACCATCCGTGTCATTATCCGCGCCATTAACTTCATCTTGTAATATTATATCACCTTCACTATTTTCACCAGTATCATAAAATGGTTCTGAAGAAGGAAAACCTATTCCTTGTACAGAAAATTCACTTGAATCTATATTTTTAGCTAAAATTATTTCTTTACCATGTATATAATTAAACCATTTGTTTTCTTTATTAATAAATTCAGATACAGTACCTTTTTGCATATCTGTAATAAAACTCTTTACAAACCATCCAGGTTTTGCGTTTAAATTATAATACTCACCATCGTTAGTAGGTATAATATTTCCTTCAACGTCTTCGTATGTATCACTTATTTCTACGTTATATGATTTGTTAACTTTTGATTGACTACCTTCATAGTTTAAAGCTCTGAATGATTTAATAACATCAGGCATATCATTAAATACTACGTCAATTGATGATAGATTAAATTCACCATAAAATTTATTCCTTGTTACACTAGATATATAATGCTCAAATACGCCTAATCCTCCCTTTGCTATTTGATCAAATTTTGCGGTTAAATATTTACCACTAATACTACCACCACAAGAAGGTATAAATGATTTAAAACTAACCCAACCTTTAGAACCTTCATTAAAAGATACTGTAGTAGTGTATCCAACACCGTCGTATTCAGGTTTAGCTTTTAAAGTTAAATTATATTCACCATTAATCCCATCAAAAGTACCAATTAAATAATCACATATTTTCAATCTTTCTCTAAAAAAAGTTGTCATACCAACGCTTGATATTGGTGTTAAACCATCGTTTGAAAGCCTCAACACAGCACCTCTTTGCATATCTGTAAAATATGCTCTATATTGATCTGACGCTAAAGATTCAGGATTTCTTGATATACCATAATCACCTATAAATGGCGTAGCTGTACCTAAAACTCTATTAGTTGCTATTAATTGAGGATTACCATCAGCGTTAAAAACAGCGTCTTTATTTGCTAATACTGTTAATACTTTATCTTCCGCAAATGTTATTAGGTTTGTATCTCTAGTTTTTAAGGCTTGTATAGATCCATAAATTGGATTTAAATTTTTAGTTATTTTTTCAGCCATATTAAACTCATTAAGGCTATTAACACTAGATACGGCATTATATAATCCTGAATGTATTAAACCACTACCTATGTGCTCCTCTCCGTATTCTAAAAATGTAGATGATGCCCTAAATCCGTTATCTATTAATGGTGCATTAAAGTCGTCTCTTATTCTATCAGACTCAACGCCATTACCAAATGAATAACAATTAAACCAATTTGGTTCTATAGAATATGACCATGTATCCTCATCTAGTCTATAGTATCCAGTAGTGTTATAAAATGTATAATTACCCTCTATATTAAACATCATAGGATCTAAACCAGCCTTGACACTGTAAAATAATTTATCAACAATTATAGACCATATATTATTCGCATAACTAACACTAGTAATGAAACTTCCTCTTTCTAATATTGGTGTTCCATCATTTTTAACACCGCTTACTTCATCACCAATTGCTGGTACATATGGATACATTTCACTTGCGCTAATGTAGATTTGGCAATTAAAGTTTTGATCAATTAAGTCTTGAGTAACACCAAATGCTATAGCGTTACCATATGCGGTTTGTCTTACAGATGGTATTGCTATTTGTACATCCGTGTAATTAGGTACGGTTCCTTGATATGGCTTTATGTGATCTATTACTTTAGATCTTGTTTTCAAGCCATTTTTATGTAAAAAATTAATTTCATCACCAATAGCTATACCAGCAGCTTTAACACCAGAAACGTAAGAATCATCTAAAGTTAAAGTAGGTGTTAACGCAACATCTGCTTCATTATCGTATTCTTTTATTAATATAGTACTATTACCTAATGCTTTAGCTACGTATGCACTAATACTTAAGGCAACGTTTTGTATAGAATTATCAAATAATACTCTTTTTTCATGAGAAACTCTACTAGCGCGTTCTCTAATATTAGCCGCGCCTGTATAACTTTGCGTATTACCTATAGTATCTAATCTCATAGGTATTGCTCGCGTAGCTTCATAATATATATCTACGTCTATATCTTTTTTTGGTTCAGTTTCCCAACAAGCGTTATTAGTTAATACCTCATCTTCTAGTAAATCGCTTTCAAGTGTTTTTTTAACAAATTCTATACCTAAAGTACCTTTCGCTCCATCTTCATCAGCTATACCAGTATGACGTACGGTACTTCTAGGATCCCAGTCACTTACATTTATACCATCATAAGTTTCTCCAAAATCATCATCTAACCTACAAATTCTAACAACTATAGTACATCTTTTTCTTAAGTTATCAAAGTTATTATCTGTATTATAATTATCGCTTATTGCGGCATTATTAAATGCAAAACTATAAAGAGTTGGGTTTGTATTCTCGAGAGCAAAGTTAGGGTCAACACCAGCAATATAATCAAGAATATTAAAAGGAAAAGTTTCAGTTTCACCTAATTGATAACCATCAGGTGTAAATAAGACTGGTTTTTTAATTCTATATATTCTTTGATTAGGATCGTTAGTAAATCTAAATAATTGACCATCTGTCATCATTTTTATATAAAATTGAGAATCAGGTCCAGATGCAAAAGAACTACCAAGTGTTGAAATACTTAAATGTGTCATTGTTCCCCCAGGGTTAACTAAAGTGTCTCCTTGGTAATTTCCATGAGAAAGAAATCCAGATGGATGGTTTATACCTGGTTGAAGTTCATCAAGAACATCTGATGTATCATTTCCACCTTCTTCAAATAATTGATTAAAGTTTGCAACATCAATACTACCGTCTTCAGTGTAGAAAGTTTGAATAGGCCAAGATACTAAATTATCAGCATAATTATCAGTATTTATTATTGGTGTATTATCTATAAATATGTTTGACTTTCTACTAGTATTACCATTTAAACCTTGTTCCCACCACCAATTCCAAAAATTCTCTGTTAAATTATTATCTACACCAAATTGAGTTTCAACATTTGAGTTACCAAAAGAGCCACCACCAGCTTCTTCCCAAGTTTCGTTATTTCCAACACCTGGATTACTAGCTTGATTTGCAATATAAGCTAATTGGTAAACACCTTGTGACTCTAACGCAGTAGCTTCATCATTTAGTAAACTATCCCTTACTAAGTCATCAGCCTCGATTTTAACAAAAAATCTACCATCAAATTGTGGTTTATTTTCTACAACCCAATCTTGAAGTTCAAATTGGTATTTAATTATTTGATTAGCATCACCATCATCTATGTTATTATTATCCACGTCACTTGTTACTAACGCTGTTAATGCTGTAGCTTGTGCTGAGGGTAATTGAGCTAATATTTTGTAATACATGTTAACTTCTTCTACTTCCCATCCTTCATCTTTAAGATCTATATATCTACTTTCAATAACACCGCCGTCCGGTCCAAATGTACTTTTTTGGAATCTCGTTACCGTTTTCCATGAACTTTCAGCTTTATAAATAGTACCATTAGCTATAGGTTGATAAGTAGCTATTATTCTACCTTTTTTTGTACCTGAAAACATTTCCGGTCCAATATTGGCCACATCATACGCCGCTGGATCAATTTGAATACTTTGCGTATTTACTAATCTTGTAGGAACTGTAGTTGCCTCACTTGTTACAGGAGATGAGTAAACATCAGCACTCAAGTTAAGTACAAGTGGCGCTATTTTTCTTTTATCTGTTTTTATATAATCAGGAGCTTCGTTTTCTATAGCGATAACTCTGTATCTACCTTCTCTATCAATAGGTATTTGGCTACCATGTTGATTTTTTAATATAAGATATGTTTCTTCATCAACTTTATTTCTATCAACTGAAGGGAAAGACAACCATATATTACCGTCTTCAGCATTATACCATCTATCCATTACTAAATTATAGTACTCCGCAGATGTTTCTTTTACATAGTATTTTACGTAATCCATCCAAGCCTCTGGTTCATCATTTATATCGTCCCAAGTTTGTTGTAATGTAAATCTATTAGAGTATTTAGCTAATTGTTTAGGTAAACTAATATCACCCGTGACTGTATCACCATCAGCAAAAGCCCCAGTAATATAACCACTTGAAATAACAGGAGTTTCTCTTCCGTATTTATCACCAAAAACTATTCCCCATTTGTAATTTCTAAGAGATTTAACTGATTTCGTGCCTTGAAGATTAAAAACTAAATTACTAATTATACTTTGTTTTAAGCCTATAGCGGAATTTATATCATAACCTTGAATATAATTACCATAAACTAATCTATTTGCCGTTATTTCTTGTGCTACGGCTTTTCTAGGAACATTATCCCAACCTCTTAGTATTTGATTAGATGGTATTGCTCTTTCTATTACCTCAGAAGTAATACTAATTGATCCAGTGTTATCCTCATCATTGTCTGTAAATAACTCCCACTCTGAGTTTATTTCTCTTGTTATACTTTTTATAACATACACATTAGCGTTATCTGTAGTTTTCCACAGTATATCCACTGTTTTAACGTCACTAGGTCTTATAGAGTCATCAGGTATAAAATCCCTAATAATAAGCTCTCTTACGTTATTGACCATTCCTTCGTTATAACCTTTACTTGGCGTATATAAAAAAGTGCCAGGTAAAAATGCTAGTTCAGACCAAGGTGAAAAAGCTGAGCACTCGCCATCCTCATATTTATATCTATAAGCAAATCTACCAAATTTAGTTTCAAATAAAGGTTTTTTTTGATCGACTGAAACTTTCCACGGACCAGTCTCGCTAATTAGCAAATCTTGATCTATAAAAAATAACTTTACTGTTATATATTGATTACCTTCAATTTCATTTATTTCTAAAACCCTAACTTTTATTTTTGTTTCTGATAAACCTATTGGACTAGCTTCATCACTTTGTGTAACGAATGTTAACACATCATTAATTTGAATATCAGCATTTTGAGAAGCTGGTATATTTATTACACGAGTTTCATCTAGTAAAGGTAAATTACCGTTATTTGGATTATTAAATGTATAGGAAAATAAATCAAATTCAATATTACCGTCTCTTTCTTTTTTACTTAAGTACAAAGTTGGTGGTGAAATTGGTTTTTTTCTTATTACGGTTATGTGCTCTCTTTTTACATCTGAGGTAATTAAATTCTCTACATTAGTAACCTCAGTTAAAGCATTATTATTAGACTTGTCCCTTACAAAAAGTTTTGTATGCTGATCCCACGCTGTAGTACCAGCCTTAGATCTAGATATACTTATTTTTTTAGGCTCGTTACCTATAAGAGTGTCACCTTCATGCTTGGAATCTGTCCAAAATAATAAATCATCAATTATATTTATACCAGTTAATAATTTTTTATGATCAAATTCTAATACCCTTTCAGGGTGAACAAATTTCATTACTTTGCATTGTTGATTTGGATACGGTGATGTCAATAATGTGGTTTGCTCTACTGCTAAAAATAAAGCGCCATTATTAGAACCATCGTCTTCTGCTACTATATCTACTATTTCAACACCAGGTATAGTTTGTTCAGTGTCGGACCATAACATATGTGCACCTGAGTTTTGTTGGGCGTAAACCCGCATGCCTATTCTAAATCTATCAACGTTTGTTACCTCCATAATGCTCCAACCGGCACCCATCGGGTAATTTATAAATTCAGGATCAGGGGATCCAGCTTCTTCCCAAGTACATGTGACGCCAAATTTGTCAACAAATACTGCTTGACCTGGATCAGTAGTTTCACTTTCAATTTGTGGGGAAATCAATGGAGATGTGTCTACCTCAATAATACTATCAACCCAAATCTTTTCTCCACCAGCTTGTATTTGATCTACAGATACACCGCTTACTAGGCCTCCATCTGGAACTGGAGCGGCTGCAAAAAAATATGCTTTATCTTTACTTTCATCATTTATGTTACCTATAAACCTTGTTCTAGTTTTGTCGTTATCATAACCTTTTATTGAATAAGCTAAAGCAACACACATATTACCTTCTAAATTTTGTACAGTACCAGCATCACCCAAACCGTTACTTGATCCGTCTGTTGTTCTAATCTGTATATTTAAAGCGTCTCTGTATTCGCCATTACGAACTAATCTTTCGTCAAGATCTTTGTTCATTTTTCCGGCTGTAAATGTATGTTTAATTTCCGGCATAATTACTTAATTTGTTTACCCATTCCTTTTATAATTTGAGTAAATTCTTCTATTTTAATATTTGATAATCTTATTTTTGCTTTTCTAGTTTCGGCAAATCTTTCTTTTTTATATCTATTTATTATATATTCAGGTATATTTGACTTAGCACATAATATACCATGTGCTATCCATTTATAGCAAGCTTCTTCACAAAATTTATGTACTACCATTTCTGCATCTGTTCCTAAGCCATCACTAACATATTTTAATAAAATAGTTTCACCAGCTAAAGAAGATCCAAAATGTATTTGACCTCTTAATTGATCAATGAAAAACGTACCATTAGATTGAGCATATTGAGGATCTAGTCCGTATCTTCTACCTCTACTATCTATTTCAATATCTGTAGTATCATCTACGTATGGATCAGAGTTAGGATCTTGATTTTGATAGTTACCCCACATATTACTAGTAGCTTGCTCAACTATTGTATCAGTACCAGTAGCTGTATTATCGTCTCCATCAGCATTATCAGTGTCTGTAAATTGATATACCCCATCAGCGTCTTGAGTTATAGCAAAAGGATTAGACGTTTTACTAGTAGGATATAAGATTCTTTCTAATCCATTAGTATCAACTCTAGCGATTTTAACATAATTAACATAATCTTGCGGTAGTGTCATTACTAAAGTATTTGGTACTTCAATTTCTTGAGATTTAAATGATCGCAACACGTCGTAAGATAATTCTTGTATAGCGCGCATAGCATGAAACTGCACATCTGTTCTATTGACTTTAGATATTATTTTACCTTCACCAACGTAAGCTACCATAAAAGCATTTATAATATTATCCAGTGTAACAAACTGATAATTACCATAATTAGCTGAGTTACCTGAAGCGTAATACGTTGCTTGATTTGTTCCGTCTAATAATCCCATAATTAACTATTTTGCTCTTGTTTATTCATTTGTGTTTGCATTATACCAGCTTGCTGTACATCAGGTTGTTTTATTGTTAACCCAGCTAAATTTAATATTTTAGATACTAGATTTTCTTCTTCAGATACGTGTAGTTCAAAATCTTGAGCATCTGATGCTGATGCGTTATATAAAGCTTTCTCGTTTATAACTACGTATGTCCAGTTTGGCTTAGTTGGTGGTTTATAATATCTTACTACATAACCATTAACCATTTCAGCTGTTGGCGCTGGGTAAAATCTAAAAAATCCCTCGTCAGTTATAGTATATATTCTTCTGGTACTACTTGGTGAAGTCAAAGGATTATTAAGTATGTAATCTAATTCTCTATAATTAACTTTAGTAGCAGGTGCGTTTGTGGTAGTATTTGCAATACTTATTATTCTAAAGTTAGAAGGTGCAGTTGTTGTTGATAAGCCAGTTGTGGCAACAGTAATTCCACTCTCAACCATAAAACCATCTAATTTTGTTTCAATTCCTTCTACTATATCTTCGTGTGTACCTTGACTTTTAGGCTTAACTTGAGCCATATTCAATTGATAAAAGTAGTTTTCATAAATTTCGTTTTGAGCTTTATCTGCTAATAAGTTAAACTCTTGTGGAGTTATATAACCTCTTTGCTCTTTATTTGCTAAAGCTAAAACCTTTTGATATACGTTATTTATACTTATCATTTTTTATAATATATTTTACTATATTATAGTTACATAATAAAGCGGAAGGTTAGCCCCTAAATAAAAATAGCCACCCAAAATGAGTGGCTATAATTATTATTTAAAAAGTTGTTAATTCATTCTTTTTTCTATATTAGAATAAATTTCCATACCTTCATCAGTTTTAAACCAATGAGCTAATGCTGTATATGGATGCTCATCAAAAGGAACTGTCATTAATTTTCTACCAGTTGATCCCCACATGAAGTATCTTTGATCAGAAGATAACCTTAATATTCCAGCTTCCGCGGCTTTAATACCAAAGTTTCTAAGCTGAACATTTTCATCATCTGCTAATTCTAAGAATAACTTAGGATTTTTTCTAGCAAATAGTAATAAATCTCTTCTAAGCTCTTTAGAACTCAACTCTGATACTTTAGAACCAACCTCTACCCTCATAATAGCTTCTGCTAAATCAATGTCTATATTTCTAGCAGCTGTCAAAGCATCTACTTGCATTTCTAGAACATCAATTTCATTAGCAGCTATTTTAGCTGGTTTATATTCTTCATATATGTTGTCTTTGTGTGGGTGATATAAGCTTAATAACTTTTGTAAAGTTACTTTTTCTTTTTCCACAAATAAAGCACCAGATCTAAATATAATATGTTCTAATCTTTGCTCGCCTTGCATTTCGTCAACAAATGGTGTTTTTTGATTTTGACAATATTTAAGCTCTCTTTCGTAACCTTTTTCTTTGTCAAAGTAATAAATATTTGCAGACTTAATAGATCTTGATAATGGTTTTTTACCACCTTTTAAAAGATACATTCTATCTTTTATTTCCCACTCATCAGCAGGTTTTTTTCTTTCTCTAACTTCCGGCTTTGGAGTTTCCATAACTGGAGTTTTAACCTTTGGTTGCTCTACAACCTGTGGTTCTTTTACAACCACTGTTTTTTCAACTATAGGTTCATCAACCTTAGTTGTCACTTTTTTCTTTGCCATAATATAATATATAATATAATTAATAAAAATATAAGGGCGATACTAGACCGCCCTTATAAGTAAATATTCTTACTTCATCAACATAAAGTTGTTAGCACCTTGAGTAACTAAACATCTTTCTGATAAGTAATGAATTTGCATTGCATCTAAAGCAGATGTAACAGCTCCAACAGAACCAGTAACCCAAGTTTTCATTCTTCGGTCATCAGTTTGAGAAGCTCTATATCTAACATGCAAGAAAGGTCGTTTAAGATTCTTTCCTAAAGCTTGATCATAAACTGTAGATGTACCAGCTGGAACCATAACACCACGAATAGCAGCGCTAGTTGCTCTACTGTTGATACCACCTCTTGTAGCTTTGTCATTTAAGTATCTCATATCAGATTTGTAGAAATCGTAAGATCCACGTCTGAAACCAGAGAAACCTAAGTTTAATGCCATATCTTCAGAGTTATCAAATACTCCATAAGAAGTACCTCCTGCTCCGTAAGAATTCATTGAAGCTAACATATCGTCTACAGCAAGAGACGTTGCTCTATTAACAAACATCATGTTTTCTTCAATAGCTCCTTGAGCATCAAACTCAGCTAAAATAGCATCAAATTCTGCTAAATCAGTAGCAGCATTAACACCAGTTACACCTGAAGTAATATTACCTCTTGATTCGATAGCGGCAAATAAACCTTCAGTACCAGCACCATTAGCACCAGCATCAGCAGCACCTCTAATTTGACCATCAGCACCAAAACCAATTGCAGATGCAGCAGCTGTTTTTTCAGCTTCTAACATACTCATTTCTAAGTAATCAGCAAAACGAGCTCTAGTATCACCTTCAGCTTTTAAGTACCAAAGATAACCATTAGCACCAGTTTCACCAGTTACTTCAACCCAACCAATTTGAGCAGTATCAGATCCTGAGATCTCATAGTAATCTTTCATTATAATTGGTTTGTTAGAAAAACTTTTGAATGTAGGTGTGTTAGCTCCTCTTGAGTCAGCTTTGTATGTACCAGTAGCATCTGTATAAGATTGTCCTTTTCCATACTCAGAACCAATAACTAATACAGTTGCTGTACCATCAGATAAAGTTGATAAAGCAGCAGTAGCATAAGGTTCAACTGAAACAACGTTTGAATCTGGAGTTTCAACAACTAATGCTTTAACTACAACACCAGCTTGTGCTATTAATACCACGTCGTTAGTTCTAATACCATGTTTTCTACTTGATGCATTACCTACTGTTGTATCTCCATCGATATCAGCAGTAATTGTAAGTGTACCATTTGTATCACCGTCAGCATCTACTGTTGCTACGTATGATAAGTGTAACCTTGATTGTTCAGACCAAACAACTTGATCAGACATCATAGGCTCTTCAGCTCCAACTTGTGCAAGAAATCCTGATATAGTTCTCGGTCCGAAAACTTCAGCTTCTTTTTCCATTAGATCTGGTAAATATTGTTGAGACCAATCATTAGTCCCACTTGTAAAATCGATGTAGTTTGTGTTTAACGTTTGTTTTGCCGAAGCTGGAACGCTATTCAAACTACCTCCTGCCGTAATTGCCATAATTTATAATTTTTTTAAGTTAATTTTTCTTTCTAATCTTAAAAGATCTGTTTTTCATATTAGAAGAAGATTCACCTAAAACTCTAACTTTAATACCACCAGCATTTACTTCGCCGTGTGTTTGTCTAGGATTTAAATTTATATTTTTATCTTTAGCAACTTGAGTTTTTATCGCATCTGCTTTACCTTGCTCATAAAAATGTTTAGCAATAGTATCAGCGTTCATAGCGGTAAATAAAGATTTATGATAACCCGCAGCGTCATTAATAGTTGTTTTATCTTCACCAACGAATTTACCAACAAAATTATTAATATCGCTTTGAGTTGTCTTTACTTTGTCTACATCTTTAACATTAAACCTATATTTTTTATCACCGACGTTATATTCAAAACCTTTGAATTTGTCATTAAATAAATTATTAGTTTTCTTTAAAAATGCGTTTTTACTTGCTTCAGATAACTTCTTCTTTTCTTCAGATTCTTTATTATGTCTATTAAAGAAGTCAATAGCTTTTTGTTGTTCTTCGGTCAACTTTGACCCAGCTTTGAGATCTTCATAGTATTTAGACTTTTGCCTGTCTAAGTGGGCTTTAGCCTCGGCAACTTGCTCTTTAAGGGCTATTTTCTTTTTACGTATTTCTTTTTCATCATCTACCGTGTCATCAAAACCAAACTTATCTTCTAATAAAAAAGATCTTTCTTCTGGGGTTAAATGAGATTTAGTTGTTTTATAGTATTCATTTAATACATCAGAGTCATCCATTTCTGAAATATCTCTATTTAATTTTACATAATCATTTATATCACCTCCAGTTTCTTCCATAAAATCTACAAGTTTTTGCACATTTTCTGGCAATGATCTTTCTGTTGGTTCTACTTCTGTTATTTCCTCTTCAACTACTTCTTCATTAGTAACGTCCTCCATTACTGGTTTTTCTTCTTCTACCTTTTCTACTTCTTCAACCTTTTCTGTTACTTCACTTACGTTTTCTTTTTTTTCTACAACCTCTTCATTTTTTTCTAAAGGAGGTTTACTTAAATCTACTTTAATAACACTATCATCTCCAGCGCTATCAAATTTAGATTCATCTATTGTATTTTCAACAACTTCTTCTACTTGTTGTTCTGTATTTTCGTCTGTTGTCTCTTCAACAGAGTCAGTTACTTCTTCAGTAACTTCTTCATTTAGTTCTATCATAATAAAATTTTATAAAATATTAAATATTAGGAGCAGACATATTGTTATTGGCCCCTCCCGTAAGTATATCATTACCAGATGATTCGAATTTTTTAAGCGAATCACCCCTTTTTCTTTGATCTATCATTTGTTTTTGATGAGCAGCTTGTCTATCAACTCTTTGATCTTTTCTATCTTCCTTAATGCTATCAGCTCTCATTTGCTCCATCTTCTCGTTACCTTGTGTTTGAGAATTTAATTCAAATTCAAATTGCATTAGTTCTTTTTTAGCTTGGACTTCAGCTTGTAGATATTGCGTTTTCAATTGATTTCTTGTTTGCTCTAATTGAGCTTCGCCTTGAGTCTTAGCTTGATTTTTTTGCATTTCAGCTTGAGCAGCCACTTGTTGAGCTTGAGCGTTAGCTTGTGCTTGAGCTTGCATATTTTGTTGTTGCATCATTTGATCTCGTTCCATTTTCTTTCTTCTTTTTATTTTTAGAAGCTGATTTGCTAGTTTTATATTTCTAGTATTACGCAAATCTATTGCATCATCAAGATCTAGCGTTTGTTGAGATAATGCTATTTGTATATTATTTTCTAATAAAGCTTTTTCTTCTTCATCTGGTAATAACTCTATAAATATACCAAAATCATACAAATGTAATTCTGTTAATTCTTTTAATGTTGCTACATTATGAGCTCCTATTGAGTTCACAAAAGCTTCTTTAGTTGGAGAATACTCTACTATATCAGATATCCTAAGAGATAAACATTCTGCAACTTCTGCGGTTAAATATAACATAGACTCTAATACATGTCTTGTTGCAGTATTTGAATTTGCCGCAGCTAACTTTTGTACCCCGACTAAAGCGTTTTTATCTGGAGTTGTACCATCTCTAGCTTCATTTAAACCAGTGGTATCTCTTATCATTTGTAAATAATAATTATATGTAGTAATTAAGCTTTGTAATTTACCACCATTAACACCATTATTTATCTGTTGTATTGGTACTTTACCAGGATTCATATCACCTTCCGAAGTAAGGCTTCTACCAATAACAGAACCTGTTTGGAAAAACATATTTAATGCTTCTTGCGGATTGTAATTAGTGCCATTTCCAAGATCAACTTCAGCTAAACCATCTGCGTCTAGGTATACACCATCTGGTACCATACGTGCCATTACTTGTTGCAGCTTCAAATGTGTTAACTGTATTGTATCAGCAAACCCTGTAATTCTACTAACTATAGATTCTACTTTTCCTCTATACATTCTAGGTGCTACAATTTGATAAGGCATTTTTACTTTGCTAAAATTAGAATCTGATCTCATCATGTTATCCATCATCTTCCATTTTAAAAGTTTATTACAACCTACTATATAAACCCCTTCGTATACGCATTCAACAGCTCTTTGCAATCTGCTAAAATCACCATCCATATTTTCAACTGGAGGATTAAACGTGTCGTCTTTTTCAATGACTTTTTCCCCACCACTACTTAATGTTTTTAATTTATAAACATTGTTCATGTGAGTTTTATAATTAAAGTACAATACTTGTACTTTATTTTTATCATAATTAGAATTGTAATTAGCGTGTCTATATATATTACTACCAGAATTACTAGTTATTTCTTTTATATCTTCTTCTGTTAAATCTTGAAACTCTTTAACTAATTCATTTATTGGTAAATCTTTTACTTCACCTATATAATAAACATCTTCAAAATATGGTGAATCTGAATAAGAGTAGACAATATTAGCTGGGTCAACATATTTAACTTTAGCACCCTCGCTCCAATCAAAAGTTGTTTTTGTAGCAGCTATACCTAAAACAGTTAAATCATACAAACATCTTCTTCTTATTAAATCATAATCACTATTTTCCATTAAAGTATTAATAGCTTGCTCTTCTGCTAATTCTACAGCTTGCTTGTAGTTAAGCTGCATATGTAGTCCTAATTCTTCTTCAGAATCTGGAAGAGTTTCTGGAGGATTATTATATAAATCAATATCAAACGTTTGTTTTACTAAATCGTTAAAAGCTCTGGAACGCATATCGCGTAATATAGATTCCATATATTCAGTTCTTTTGCTAACGCCATATTGATCTTGTGAAAATGCTTTTATTTCGTAATTTCTTTGAGACATACCGTTTACTACGATATCCACAAATTTAGGAATAATTGGAACAGGTTTCCAATCTAAGTTAAGGTAGGATAAATCACCATTTATAGATAATTCATTTTTATATTTTTGTATAGGTTGTTCTCCTCTTGCATACAATCTTAAGTGATGATAGTTATTTATATTACCATCAAATCTAGAATTAGAACCATTGAACCATTCTTGCTTTATAGCTTGAGCCACTTTAAGCCCATATTCTTCGGACAACTTTTCTAAATCACTTACCGCTTGTGATGGAAAGTTTATGTTAGATTGTATCATACTTTATTATTTATTATTTTCGATTGAAATCCTTTGTTATTATACTTGGATATATTAATATTTAATGATTGTCTTTCTCTATTAGGATTAGGTTTGTACAAATGCCTATTGCAAGCCATTATTGCTAATCCAGAACTAATTGAAGCATCATGTTTTGTTCTTTTGTTTATATCAAATTTAGACCAATCATTTAACGTCTCGTTGAAATACATTGTGCCATAAGTGCCATCTTGTAATAATCCAATATGGTCATTGATATACATTTCTATAGCGGCCGCGTGAGATTGTTTTATATCTTCACTTGAATTTGGTATTCCACCAACTTCTTTTTCTGATACAGATAATTTATTCCAAATCTTATCCGGTCTGTTTTC